TAGAAGAATATGCAGAGCACCACAAGGATGAGATCAAAGCAGGGGATCATCATGACCCTAATGTCTTAGAAGTATTCTGCGACTTACATCCAGATGAACCAGAATGTTTAGTGTATGACGACTAATGATTGAACAAGAATCCATAACGAGTAGTCATTTTGGGCATGATGGATTCTACTGGTTTGTCGGACAAGTAGTTGTAGACAAATGGTGGAGAAAAGATGATCATAAGCAATCAAATGACTACGGTTACAGAGCAAAACTAAGAATCCTAGGAAAACATCCTGCTACCAAGGACATAGAGGATAACGAATTACCGTGGGCACATTTTTTAATGCCAGCCACGATGGGTTCTGGTAACAACCATTATGGAGTAAGTAACACACTACAGGGTGGAGAAACTGTAGTGGGTTTCTTTCTTGATGGAATAGAAGCACAACAACCTATAGTTATTGGTTCATTATACGCACACAAAAATATAAAGGATATTAAGACTTGGGATGATGTTGTATCAAATTCAACTTCTGGTTTTTCTCCAGTCTCAGTAGATCCTGTGCTTGCACTAGGTACACCCACTAAAGTAAAGAGTGGGGGTACTAAGATAGGTGGTATACCAGACAATAATGATAAACTCATAGGTAAGAATACTATTGGTAAAGAAAAGAATAATGAGGTACTCACACTTGTAAAAGCAACTGAGTGTACTATACCTAAAATTGAGATGGGTGATGCATCAAAGGCATTGACTGGTTTGATGGACACGATTGGTAAACTGGAGAAGGTAAAAGACGGATACATTGACCCTGTATTGAATACACTTGTAAATGTAGATAAATTGGTAGACAGAGCAGCACAGAAAATGGCTGGTAGTATGTCTGGTGTTATAAGTCGAGCAAGATCAGAGTTATTCAAAGAGATTGATAAAGGGATAGAATCTAAATTAGACTTCTTAGATCCCAATTTTCTTTCAAAGCAACTTGGTATAGAGGAAGCGAAAGATGGTATCTATTGTCTATTACAGAATTTGATGAAAGGTTTGAAGGATACAATATCTAAGTTTATCAAATCTCTTCTTGGTAAACTACTAAACTTTCCGTTATGTGCTGCTGAGTCATTTCTTTCAGGATTATTCTCCAATATTCTTGATAAGATAAAGAAAGGAATAGCACCTTTTCTTACTATGATGAGAGGTCTTACTGGCATTTCTATCCCTAGTTTCTCAGGTATGATGGGTAAAGCATTTGGTGGCATTCAGGAATTACTCAATCTACTACAATGTGAGGGATCTGAGTGTGATCCAGGTATAACTGACTGGAAATTGAATCAAGGTCCTGATAGTAAGAATGCTTTAGACTTCCAGAAGATGGTGGGAATGACAAGTCTTCTTGGTAAGATAGACAGTGGTGTTGATGGTTTAGTTGGTGGTATGTTCCCTGGATTGACTGGAGATTCTGATGGTTCTACAAGTGAGATGGAACAACTAGCAGGTCCTTGTAATCCATATGACCCTAAGACATGTCAACCTCCTAGTGTAGAAATATTCGGTGGTGGTGGTATTGGTGCATTTGCTCAAGCAGTTGTCAATAATACTGGTAGTATAGTTGGTGTCCAGATGAGTAACCTAGGTTTAGGATTTACAGAACAACCTTATGTAACTTTCATTGATAATTGTAGTAATGGTTTAGGTGCTACAGGTGTAGCAATAATAAAGGATGGGGTATTGGAAAATGTTGTTATAACAAATCCAGGTGATGGTTATCTAGGTGGTGGAAGTGATGGGGAGCAGGTGATAGGACAAATAAAAGAACTTGATATCATAAGCACAGGTACAGGATATGAGGAAGGTGATACTATAACAACACCTGATGGATGTGTGTTGACACCTGTGATAGAGAATGGTAGAATAGTGGGATCAACTGGAAGTTGTTCATTAGGTCAAAATATACCTCAACTTTCAATAAATAGCAAAACTGGTTATGGTGCACAAGTGAGACCGATTACTACATTCGTTCCTGTATCTGAGTACAGTGATCCAGTCGTACCTCCTTCACAAATTCTTACAGTTGTTGACTGCCCTAGAGGTTCATAATGTCTAAGTTTCCTCCGTATATTATAAATCATCCCGAAGACGGGCAGATTAGAATAGGTGAAGAAGATCTCCATGTAGTCAGAAAAGCTGACATACAGATAAAAGCTGGTTCAGATGCGACACTCAGACTCTTTGATGATGGTGGTTGGGAACTGCGATCTAAACTAGGACAGGAAACAGAGAATCCTGGTTCTAATATTGTTCAGCAAGGCACAGGACCTCTGAATATATTGGTAGATGGTGACTTCAATATAGAATGTGGTGGTGAATTCAATGTCAATGCCAAAAAGATTGTCATGACAGCAAGGGATGCTGTTGAGGGTAATATAAAATTGACAGCACAGCAGGATTTCTATGCAGAAGCAAAGAAAACTGCTAAAATAAAAGGACATGTAAATGTTCGAGTGGTGGCAACCCAAAATCTTATAGCAAAATCTGGTGCTGCACATATCCTTCAAGGAGGATTTGTTCATGTACATGAGAACAACTCTAAGATAATACCACCCACACTCAAAAAACTTATTAGCAAGTATCAAGAATGAATATACCAGACATTCACTCAGGTAAGATCGTTATAGGTCCCGAACCTCATGTCGATCAATCAGTAGATACACTAGATGGTGACAAACCATTTACTGGTACTCTTGCTGCATCAGGACCTGCATTTATTGGTAAACATAAGGGTGGTTTCGCAAAAGGAACACTCAACATAGGTACTGATTTAGGAGGTTTTGCACCTGGCGTATCTGGTAGAGCGTTGCAGGTAGAGGGTGATGTAGAGATAAATGGCGAGAAAGCAGTAAATGCAGTCTATATTGATGGAGATGTATATGTCACAGGTGCTGTAGATTGTGGTAATAAGGGTAGACTCGCTGCCAGATTTGGTGTTGCTGACGCTAAACCAAAACCATTTGATATGGTTCATCCTACCAAGGGTGAGGGTCACAGACTGAGATATGCCTGTCTTGAAGGACCTGAGGTTGGTGTATATTTCAGAGGTAGGACTCAGGATAATGAGATTGCACTACCAGATTATTGGAAAGATCTTGTGGTGACTGACACTATTACTGTACAGACACAACCAGTAGGAGCAGCACAGGATATAATAGTAAAGGAGTGGGATGATAGTAAGATAACTCTTGAGGGTGTGACTGATTGCTTCTATCATGTTTATGGTGAGAGGAAGGATGTGAACCCACTTGTGGTGGAATATGAGGGAGACAGTTACAACGACTACCCAGATGAGAACTATGACGATCCTGCATACGCCAGATAATAAATAGTAAAACAAATATTCAAAGGAATAAAATGTCAGTCAATTTGGAGTCATCATCAAAAACCTATAACCTAGCTGTAAGAGCGAAAGGTAGGTTATCTTCTGATGGCGTTATTGAATTCCCAACAGCTTGGGCAAACAAGATTAAAACTAATACTATTTCTATCATACTAACTCCATACAAGACTTATCAACAACTATATGTTGAGTCTATACAGTATGGAAGACAGGCAATCGTTAGAAATGCTGCCGGAGGAACTATTCAAGGATGGTATTTCCTTATCGCTAACCTAAATGATGGTGAAGAAATAGAAACAAAGATGGGTAACTATAGTAATACTCAATCATTTGAATAATGAACGGTAAAGGTGACGGCTCCAAACTAAAAATTTGGGGTGAGACATATCATAAAATAAGAATCGACAAAGCCAAAATTTACATCCAAGAGGAGGAACCACCAATGGCAGAACAACGTGGAGATCATGCAACCATGGGGAGTGCTGTAAGAGACAAAGGCGATATTCCAGCAGATGGGGTCATAAATTTCCCTAAAGCATGGAATAATAAGCTAAACCTTGACAGTCTTACTATAATGATTACCCCACATGGTACATTCCAAGAACTATACGTTGAGAATATACACTATGGGCGTAAAGCAACTGTAAAAAATGCTGCCAGTGGACCTATCAAGGGAACATACATGATTATTTGCAATACTAAGGATTAATGGTATAATAGACAAAATAGCATTTCCTACCATGTTTACTGACGAATACGTAAGTACGATAGAAATTGATATACCTAGAGCATCGTTCCGAATATTCGGTTCAGATGGTTGCGTGAAGAATATTGATTGCGATAATGCAGATGACTTCATGCATGTGTGGAAAATCACAGAAACCGCAAAAAAGATTGATGAAGAGATAGAAGTCAAATACATACACTAATAGAAAAAGACAATGATCGACAAATTAGTAAAGAGTTTGCCAACAACTGATGTTGTCAAGTTAAAGTTAGAATCTTCCTACTATACAAAGAAGGAAGTGGATAAATTAATATCAGCAGCATTAGCAGAAGCACGTCGTATTGATGAAGCATCAATGGCGAAGCATAATAGAGAAGCAACTATTATTAGTATGATACTGGGTTTTACAACCCTTGCATTGTTTGTTGATGGACTACTAAGAGTATTGGGTATAGTTCCTCCTTTTATGCACCTCGATGTAAATGTTATAGATAATGTTGTATCAAAGGTAGAAGGCGATTTGATACCATTAATCAAAAGATTAGCAATTCGATGACTAAACCCCAAGTAAAGGAAAAAGAAACTAAAGACGACGACTTAGATCAAGAGGAAATAGACTTTTTACTATTACATACAAAACACAATGACGATGGCTGCTAAATAGGTTGAGGAATTGGTGTCAGGATTTATAGGTAATGCCGTTAAGTAGACTTGAAAATTTTCTAAAAAATATACAGGGTAACGTTCTATATGTTAATCCTGAAGAATTAGATGCGACTGATGATATAAGTAACACAGGTAATTCTAGGACTAGACCCTTCAAAACAATACAAAGGGCACTACTAGAATCTGCGAGATTTTCATATCAGTTAGGTAAAGATAACGATAAGTTTGATAAAACTACTATCGTAGTAGCACCGGGTATTCATTATATTGATAATAGACCAGGATATCAAATCAATACTGCTGGTGCAGTCACTGATATCAACGGATCTAACCAAGCAATAAATGAGTTCTCCATTGGTACAGAGTTTGATGTGCAGAACGCTAACAACGTACTGTATCAGTTCAACTCTATACATGGTGGTGTCATACTACCTCGTGGTACATCCATAGTTGGTATGGATCTTAGAAAGACTAAGGTAAGACCTAAGTTTATACCAGACCCAAATAACGCTAACATAAACACAAGTGCAATCTTCCGTGTAACTGGTGGTTGCTACTTTAGAGAAGTAACTATATTTGATGGTGACCCTGCTGATAGAATCTACAAGGACTATACTACATCAGTATATCAACCAAACTACTCACACCATAAACTAACTGCATTTGAGTTTGCTGATGGTAAAAATACAGTCACAGGTAAGGGTATTACTGACCTTGACATGTACTATGCTAAGTTGACTCTAGCATTTGGTAACAGTTCTGGTCGTGCTATACCATCATATCCTAGCAATACAGACTTTGAGAAGGTAACAGACGAATCAAGAATTGTTGGTGAATTATCACAGATCGGTGCTATTGAGATTGAGGACATATATTCAGGTGTAAACCCATCATCATCTACTGCCACCACAGTTGTTTCAGTTGTAACAGCAGAACCACATGACTATAACGTGGGTACTCCCGTTATAATCAAGGGCGTAGCTGGTTCAGGTAATGTAAACGGTACAGAGTATGATGGAGTTCATATTGTTACTCAGATCCTCAGTGATACGTTGTTCACTTATAGTGTAACAAGTGCACCAGCATCTACAGCAACACCAAACTTATCAGGGCTGTCACCGACAGCTACCATTGAGAGTGACACTGTAGCATCTTCATCTCCATATATTTTCAACTGTTCAGTCAGGTCTGTATTTGGTATGAACGGACTATGGGCTGATGGTGCGAAAGCATCTGGATTCAAGTCTATGGTTGCTGCCCAGTTTACGGGTGTATCACTAAACAAAGACGATACAGTATTCGTAAAGTATGACTCAGTATCTGGAACGTATAAAGACCAAGCAGCATTAGGTGATTCATCCACACTTCATACTGATTCATTTGCGATCCATAAACCAACTCACGAAAGTTTCCACATCAAGGCATCTAATGATGCTGTATTACAATTAGTATCTACATTTGCTGTAGGTTGTGGTAGACACTTCATTTGTGAGTCAGGTGGAGACTCATCTATTACTAACTCTAACTCAAACTTCGGAGAGAAAGCGTTAGGTGCAGACGGATTCAAGTTTGATGCGTTCAATAAAGATGACAAAGGATTCATCACAGGTATTGTACCAGCACAGAAGAACTATACAAACGAAATCAACTTCAACTGGTTGAAGATAGACGTAGAAGATACAGTTTCAGCGTCAAGTAATAAGTTATACATCAGAGGATATAAGAATAAAGATACCGTACCTAGTGATAAGACTTCAATCTACACTGTAGGTAATAGGTCAGGGGAGACAATAAGTCTTACTATTGCTGGTATTACATCAACAGCAAATGTCTTGATGACAGTTCCTACAGGTGTAGGACCTTCTGGTAAGAAAGAGCATTTTGTTGGTAGGGCATCAGGTATCAATAGTATAACAAGTAATGTTATAACACTACGAGCAGATCATAACCTGTTCCAAGGTGAATCAATCAAGTTCAATTCTGACACAGGATCTCTTCCTGATGGTATAGAACATAAGAAGACTTACTTTGCTATAACAGCATCACTTGATGCTAATCAGATCAAGGTTGCGACAACAAAGAATAATGCACTAGCAAACAATGCTGTAACAGGTATCAACAACTTGGGTGGTAACATAACTGTTACATCTGATGTAGAGAGTAAGATTGCAGGAGATCCAGGTCACCCACTGCAGTGGGATGAAACTGGTTGGCATTTGAATGTAGACTCTGGTAACCAACTTCATACTTTTATAACTCAGAACCAATCAAATATAACTCCTGAGACTACAAACACATTCATCAAGAGAAAGGTAGATAATAGAAGAGATATAGAGAAGATATACAGAGCTCAGTATATTATACCTGAGGGTGCAACAAACGCATCACCACCACAAAATGGTTATGTTATACAGGATAGTGGTACTGTTATTGATGATGATAAGTTCCAAAATGATAACACAAACCTCAATAATGACCTTGATCTAAGGAATGATACTAATATCATCCATGCATCATGGAGTAGTAATGTTGGTATTGTAACCACTAAGTTCCCACACAGGTTGAAGAGAGGACAGACTATTCAAGTCAATAGAGTCAGGTCAACTAATAACACTTCTGGAACATCAAACTTAGGTTATAATGGTGTATTTGAAGTCTTATCTATCAATGATAAGAAGACATTTAGTATTGGTATAGGAACTAATCCTGGTGGAATGTCAACTATCACCACTGGTATTCCTTATACCTTACATAATAATAACATTGTTGGTTCAGGTAGAACATTCTCTCCTTATTTTGTAAGGAAGGACTATGGTAATGCTTATCAGATATTCAACCATGAGGTTGTTCAGGAGCATAGACAGGGTAGTCAAGATGGTATATACAATCTTACTTTATTATCTTATAATAATATACCTGAGGTTGCACCATTTGACATTGGAGCAAATAGATTCCCACAGAATGTCAACGACCTAAAACCAGTAGTAAGTTTAGATAATCCAGTTGATGATCCAATAGCAACTAAGTCATACGCTCTTAGAGGCACGATAGGTCAGGTAGAAGGTAGTGATCCTGCTCATAGTATAACAAAAGAGACCAGTCTTAATATAATAGAGGACACAGGTGTTGGTATAGGACTAACAACCACCAGCATTAGCGGGACAGATGCATCGGCATTCACCGAAGTTGACCATGGTTTTAATGGTATATTGAATCTTGGTAACATAACTGGTGGTACACAGTACGGTACAAACTCTGGTTCAGCTGAGTTCTACTTCAGTGTGGATCTTGTTGGTGGTAGTGGTAAAGGTGCAACTGCTGATGTCACCGTTGCTGCAGCAGCAACCATCACTGCAGTCGATCTAGTAGATCATGGTACAGGATACAGCGTAGGAGATGTTCTTACTGTGAAGGGAGTTCCCTTCATAACACCAGGTGCTGATTGTCAGGTAACAGTTTCTGCTATTGATAATAATATTGGTGATGTTATACAAATAGTTGGTGTAGGAAGCGATGGTTATAATGGATTACATAGAATTAGTAATATAAATGACCCCAATAAGATAACTTACGAGAAAAGTAACATATCTGTTGGGTCAACTGGTGGTTATATGTACCACGTTGGTGTTGCAACAGCAGTAAACAATATTGTTCATGATACTGTAAGTGGTATAGCAACAGTTACATTAAACAGAGACATAGGACTAAGACGTGGAGATCAGATAGTATTATCTGGTATCACTGGTGGTGCAGCAGTTTATAATGGAACATTCCCTATACAAGATAGAATAGGATATGGTTCATCACTATCAGTTCTTATCGATGCTGGTTCATCTCCATCATACACATCAGGTGGTGTTGGACATGGTAATGGAATCGGACTGAAGGGTAAGAATAGAGCAATATCAATCTATGGTGGTACAACAACTAACTTAGTATCTGGTCTTACTACCACTACTACCAGTATATCTGTACAAAGTCACGATAAACTCAGAAGAGGTGATTATCTACAGATTGAGAACGAGATAGTTCGTATCACAACAAATGCTACCACATCTATTGCTAGAGGTGCACTAGGTACGAATGCCACATCACACCCACGCTATGCTGCTGCGGTGAAGATCAAAGTATTACCTGTGGAAGCAAGACGTCATAGTACGATCAGAGCATCAGGACATACGTTTGAGTACGTTGGTTTTGGTCCAGGTAACTATTCAACTTCATTACCACAGACTCAGACAAGAGTTCTGGATGATGGTGAACAGTTATTAGCACAGGCAACTACCTCTA